TCAAAACAGCCATCCGTTTGCATCAGCCGTTAACAGGGGGTAAATCGCCATTTTCATTTTCCGAAGTCATAGTCTCATTTGATAAAATGAAAACTACCCTTCGGGGCGTTTACCCCCGAACCGTTATGCCCAATTTGGTTTTCTCAAAAGGGGGTAACAGCCAGCAGCCTAACACTCTTGAAATATTATTCTGCAATATTCCTTTTCACCAAGTCCGCTGTTTAACTCTTTTATCACCTCAACTTCTGTATTTAATATTTTCTTCATAATAAATACACTTTCCACATCAGGGTGTATTCCTTCGGCTTCATCATCAAAGTTTTTTTTGATAAATTCTTTGGCTTCTTCAATGGTTTCAAACTCTTCTAAGTCACCATTGATTCCATCCCATACAAAATAAGGTTTTTCGTTTTTCATATTGTTTTGTTTTTACATTTACAATTTATCTTAACGTCTGTTATTGCATCACGGTAAATCCATCCCTTGCCATTGCATCCATCGCAAACTGGTTCTAACAATTCGTTTTTTACTTCTGTATAAAATGTTCTATACGAATCAGCTTTATGTTTGCTCATTATCAATGATAGGTCTTGTATTGATAATATCTCTTCTACGCACAGTATGGCACATTGGGTAGCATTGGCTCTCCTTTGAATATCGTATTCAGTCAAATCAGTTAATCTAACTGCCGAGTATTGGGCAAATCTTTTTATTAATTCGTCTGCTTTTTCTTTTGGTGTCATAGTTTTATTTTTAGTTATTAGTTTCAAGATTCAACAGCCACCCCCTTTTGAGAAAACCAAACTTTCGCAGGGCGGGCATAACAAGCAAATTAATAAACATTGCCTCCGAGCATTTTATCTGATATTTTGGTTTCGTAGTCAACGGTTTTTAATTTGCAAACCGTTAGGCAAAAGGTGGTTTAGGAAGTTTGTGCCAGTATTTAACATCCAAATCATCGCTTTCACACTCCGCTACTATATTGCCTTTCTTTTCGTAAATTACTCCGTTACTTTCTGCCCAATGCCATCCTTCGCTATAAACCAAACACCCTATGGATGTCCACCCCTTTCCATTGCTGATAAATACTGTTTCAAGTTCATCTGGTAAATGAACATTTGCGTCAAGCCACCCTTCGCCTAACACACCATTGGAAGAAATGGCGGCTTTAGTGGTTGTTTTAACTTTTGTCATTCTATTTATATTTTAGTTGTTAATCAAAATTTGTGCTTCTAATTCCGCCACTTCTCCAATGGTCGGCACGTTATAAAACAGTTTGCCCAGTTCCCTTACAACTCTGACATTGTTCCATCGTTTGTCTTTTACTATACTCCCAACCTTGACCGCCACAAGTAGGGCAAATCGAGTTTATAACATCAGGTTGGACAAGATTTTTACTTGCTTGCTCCCGCTTGCAAATGTTAAGTATCATTTCTTTTTCTTCCTCTGATGGCATATCGTTCACATGAACATTTGATATAAAGTTTTCAAGTCGTTTCCAAAAATTTATTTCTTGTAGTGTCATTTCGTCAATTCCTTTACTGCTATTAGTACTCTATTTGTCAAAGCTAACCTGTCTTCATCAGTAATCTCAAAAGTAAATGAAGACAAGTTAGGATAGTAATTCCCCTCAAGAAGATATGGCAATTCATGATCTGAAGCAAAGCCTAATCTACTAATCCAGTATTGAAATTCCCTGTCCTCGAACTGTTCGGGTGTAAGCACATTAATCCATTCATCTTTGTCTTTTATTATAGATAATTCTTTACGATATGGCACATACAAAGTCAATTCAGCCACACCCTTATCGCTAAGTATAACATGGCTCACTATCTGCCACGCAATATCCGGACAAACTTTTTTTAATGTTTCCCATCCTGTCGTAGCTGCATCATGCGCTTTGCAAAACTTTTTCAATTCGTAGCATTTGATTTCCCCAGCTTTATCAGTTCTTAGATAATCTTCCGCACCAGTCCAATTTGGTATAATTGAATGCACTCTGCGAATATTCTTAGTAGGTTTACAATCCATAGGCAATAGAACATTTGTAACCCTGTGTTGCAGCCATGTCCCCCACATAGCAGACGACGAAGACTTGTCCTGTTCAAGCTGCCTGCCTAACCGTTGTTCCATTCGCTTTTCTTCTATATAAGTTTTCATTACGGCATCACTACCCATTAGGCGGTATATTTGTGACGAAGTAAAGTTCGCGGTTCGGGTAGTTGTCATGATTATGCTATTTTTTCCAATGCCATTTTTAATTTACCGTAGCTTTCTACTTCATTCTCTTTTATAATCCGCTCCGCATCTCGCTGATCCGATACTTTCATTTTTTCTTTCTTAGTTATGTACAGGTCGGCAAGTAATTGTTTTTCTGATCTGCCCCCAGGTATCTGTTGCCGGATACGAAGCGCATCAGTAGTTGTCCCGAATGCTGAAACTGAAGCAACGTAAAGCTGAATTTTCTTTCCTATCCAATCTTCAATAAATGGAGTGCTGTAAATCTTTTCAATTATTTTACAGTTTGTTTTATTTAAGATCATTGGCTTTGCCCCTGCTTCAGCAAAGTGGCAGACGAATCCTTTTTCCTTTTTCCCATTCATACCCATGATTTCTTCTGGCTTTAGTTCTTTTATTGTGAGAATTATATCAGAGCCGACAGGAAGCGAATATGCTCCCAAGAAATTATAGTTATGATTTTTTTTCCAATGGGTCTTTACTTCTTTTGTTTCCATTTTTTATTTTGCGTAACCCGCCGGTGTTAGTTAATAAAATACAGCCTCCATTCCATACGTGCATGGATTATTTCAGAGAGCGAGCGAGGTCGTCTGGCTGTATGTTGTTGTTTATTGTTTCGTTTAAATTTATTTTTCTGGTTTGCCATTTTCCGAATGGATGTTCTTCTATTGATTCTATAATATGCTGATTATCTAATTTTTCTCTTTCCTTTTTAGAAATATTGCCTATTGTATCCATAGCCTCTTGATCGCTATCTTCCCATATATAAAAGGATGCAATTACTCTGTATCTTTTTTTCATAGCTTTATTTTTTGTTTGCAAGCTTCGTCTTCAAAAACTGTTCCCAGCTTATCGTATAACCAAAATCCCAGCTTTCAACTTCACGCTTTGCTTTTCTTATGCGTTTAATTAATTCTAATTCATCGTGAATAATTTTAATTACTTGTTTTTTATTTAACCATCGCAAAGTCTTATGCCGTTCTAAATCTTCCTGCTGTAATCGGAATGCGGATTTGTTTGTCTGGCTCATATTAATAAATATAATTAACGGAAATACTCATATTACCCATGCTGTTCTTTTGTTCTTTGACTAAACTTCCCGCTTTGTATATCCGAACATATAGCGTATCATAATCCTTGTATGGATTTGATGAGCGAGGAATGAAAGAAAAATTCGTGGATACCTGATAGGATGTGGGTATAGCCTGATTCCATTCATGATGATTATCTTTTATTTCTTCCGCTATTGCTGGATTGCCAGGAATATACCAAGAACAATAGATGCTATCATATTGTTGCCCGTATGTAGAATAAATAATATCGGTAGTAATTTTTAATCCACCCGGTACTGACATCCCTGTTTGTGCTGGCGGCGGAGACGTATCTTTCTTACATCCAGATACCCCGATTATGATGGCAACCATTGCAAGTATAACGAGCAACGGCATTACTACTTCAATGAAGATAATGAATAGGAATGTTTTTTTCATAGTGTCTTTAATTTATATAACGGTTCTATATGCGGATTTTCTGTCGGGCTTAAATGCTCATGCTTTTCAAACCACAGGGCGATCAGCTCCCTACCGTCCTCATTATGTGCCTCATAAGTTAATACTGGCTTACGTAATGTTTCAAGTTGAATTACATTTTCGCAAGAGAAAATACAATGTTTCAGCTTTATATAAGCCGCTGATCGCGGGGTGTTGGGGAGTGGTTTCATAGTCCTAATATTTTTCTGATTTTATTCTTTTCCACTTCTGTCAACGAATCAGAATTTAGTTTGCGCCAGAAGGTAATGCGATTCATTTGCATTTTATCCATTAGCCAGTTTTTTTTTCGCCCTGAATTTTCAAGCAGCTTACCGAGTTCAATTCTAAATTTTGTCATAATAATTATAGTTATTTTATTAGTTGAATTAAATCATAATTGAAATTTTCAAGATTCTTTTTGCCCCAATTAATAGCTTTAATATAAGCAATTTTGCCCTTAAATATTCTTTCAATAATAGACTGACTTTTATTTTCAAAATAAATTATTTTATAATTACTCGATGGCAAATATTCTTTTAAATCCTTGGATCCAGTTATGTTCTGAAAAGCCCTGTGTGCGTGTGTTATTTTCATAGTGATTTGTTGTTTATAAGTACAAATGTATGAATCATTTTTGTTTCATGGCTATGTTTATTTAACTATTTTTTAGCTGATAACGCAACTGCCTGACTATCAATATGAATCATTTTTGTTTCATGGCTGTAAAACAGAAGCCACTGCCTTACGGGGCAATGTTTATCGAGGCGGTTAATCCCGCTGTTGCTTCTGATTATGTCAACTTAATCGCAATACGAGCTTGTTGGAATCAATACTTGCGCCTGACTCAAATAGCTGCGTTTCGCCAAGAATAAATGTAGGTAAATACCATCGGTTTTTATCTATCGAATGGAAGCTGTCTCTCCACTTATGGATAAAGCCTTTATTGCTGTATTCAAAATATTCTACGTATTCATAAGAAGCAATCTGGGGAAGAAGCCCCTTATCGAAATCTCCAGCCCAATTACTTCCGCCTTGCCATATGTTCATCATAAGTTTCATTCTTTGGGATAGCTTAATTTGAGATGTCCTTATTACTATATCATTCACCTTCCAGGTAATTTTATCAGGAATCCATTCTAAGGTTAGCTTCCACCACGCATCTGAACTGCGTCTATTCAATACGGTATGTCGGACGTTTACGTTTTTATCAGTAATGCCATTTACTGTTTGAATAAGATTCGTATCAACGGAATTTGTGTGCCTACCTAAAAATTCAAAGTCTACTTCACTCCATTTCTTTTGAAAACCTATTGTGTCATCAAAAAGAAAGAAACTGTTCACTATGCCAGAGCCGTATGCCGGCTTCATGAGGCATTCAAAGCGTCCGTAAAGGAAAGATTCCCTTGTATTAATGTTGCTTCCAGAGGTCATAAAATCTAAAGGTGGGCTATTTCTGAAGAGTATCTATCAATACGCTTGTAGTATCAATGACCGTAACGATAGGCTCATTTGGAATAACCGAATTACTTCCCTGGAGTAAATTGAGCGCATCATCAATAGTGATTATCTTCGTGCCAAAAGCATAAAGTATAATTCCCCAGCAAAGAACCTGAATAGCAATCGAAGTCCAATTATGTGGCTTCGGCTTGTCGGCAGGCGTTTTGAAATTTTTAAATATTTCAATTACCGTAGCTGCCGGAGGGCAGAATGTTTTTATTGTTCCTCTGAATAAGGGATTAATTATCTTTTGGAAAATTGGTCTCTGGAACAATTTTACTTTTGGCGTTTCTTGTGTCATGGTGTAGGTTGTTGAGTTGGTGTTTCTGTTGTCATTTTATCAATAGTCTCCTGCTTTGCTTTGCTGCCGGAACTCGAGCCAAAATAATACGAGAACACAGTAGTATAAGAGCCTACGATAACTCCGATGAATCCAGCGACTAAAGCCGAAGGCTCTGCGGACTTCATTAATAACACTGCTAATATAGCGAGCGGAGCAATTACGCCGAGCATGGCGAGTATGGCTATGATAACGTCTTTTTTGTCTTTCATGTTATCTGATTTTTAGTTTCTTTTTTATTCTGTCAATAGCATCGAAATCCATCTGCAAATATATACTATCCTTTGCGTTTCTTTGTTCTAATTTTTTTATACGCTCAATGTAATGCGCCCCAAGTATTGAATCTTTTATGCCTTTTGATTTTAGGTACCTTACTGTTCCAGGAAGATACCATAGTTCCTTTCCTGTGTTTGCCATAAACGTCCCGCCGACCGCTATCATGGACATTATTAATCCCATTATTACCTTGTCCTTTATGGTGTCCCAAAGTTTTCTCATTTCTTTATTTCGTCAAATATCTCGATAGTAACCACGCTTCCCTTTTCAATTTCATTTGCTACTACAGGATAGATTCTTTCATAAGCTGCCCCTGAACCTGCTACCGAGCCCCTGGTAGTTATGTTCTGAGTAGCTGAATCGCCTACCAGTAAGCACCCCGCGCTGTCCAGGTCGCTGTTTCCTAAGTGAATGAGTATATACTCGAATCCAGGAACATCTTGAAGCCAGAGCATTCCCTTATGAATTTTGGGGTACTTGGCTGAGTACTTCTCATGGAATCCACCTTCCTTCCTTAGTGATATTTTATAGTTGCCTGAAGGTATGCGGGTTTCTCCCTTCACTTTTACTTCCCGGTATTCATCCTCAATGATGAAGCAAACAAATCTACCGTCAATATGTAAAAGCCCTAAGGTGCTTTCATTTCCTGAACTGAATCTGTATAGTGATAGTTTCATTTTCCTTTGATTATTATTTTTAGTTCCTCAATAGCTTTCCTCCAGTTGATTATAATGATAATTGAAACAGAAGCAAGAGAAGCTGCCCTGAATATCCACGTATAAACATCGATTGCTGTTGCTTCGGCTGCGGCATTAGCGATCCATCCGAATATTAAAAGCACCACGCTGATAATCGGACTACCTTCGCTCGTTCTGTTGTCTACGTCCGGCATCATAAGTTTTTTATTTATATCCAAGTTCGGCGCAAACCGCTTCATATTTTGCCAACATTGCTTTTTTGTCGGCGAGTATTTTTTCAGAAGAAGAAATTTGGTTTTCCAGAATTTTAATCTCTGAATTTAATTTTTCTTTTTTTGCCACTACCTGCGCCCCTGTTAATGTGGTTTTCTTTTCAGCAACTGCTGGCGTTACTTCAATAGCTTTTCCGCTTTCCGCTTTTATGGTTTGGGAAAATGAAGTCAGCGCAAAGGCTGTGATTGCAAGGGTAAGGAATAGTTTTTTCATTTGTTTATTTTTAATTATTGTGGAGTTCTTATATCATAGAAGCAGTTAATTATTAAAAGCAATAACCCTATGGGTACGATAAATGGAAGCAATAAAACAACTGCAAATATTTTAAAAAAAGGTTTCATTTTATAAGATATGTAAATGATACTCCAAATTCGCCTAAACTCAAGCCTGATGAAAGATATTTTAAATTAACGGTATCATTTGCAACATTAGCAAGAATATTTCCAGATTGTCGCACGCTTCCACAAGTAAGGCTACCACCACATTCACCACTTCCTGCAAAATTAGACGGTATCGGTATAGACATTTGTAATTGTGTATCGGTAGCCGATACGGTAGCATCTATGTCTATTCTGCCCGAAACAAGTACTACATTTCCAACCCTTATCCATTGCATTATATAAGTAACAGTATCGGTAACATTAGCATCTATTGTAACTACTGGTTGATAAGTACCGGACGCGATATATTGGTTAGTCGTTCCTGTCGGTAACTCTGAATTATTGTGAAGCTTAGTTCCAAAAATATTTCCATCGTCCCTAACTGCAAAGTTTATTGTACTGTCCGAACTTTCAGCCCTGAAAGAAACGGTTGTGCTTGCCGTGCCTACACCGTGCAAATGAAGATATGCCTTTGGAAAATGCGGATAATCCATATTAATGCCTACAGGAAAAGCAGCTTGAGCACCGCCCAAAAATAAAGCAGGTGTTTGAAATATTGTTTCATCTGAATTTACCAGTTTAACGCCGTCAATAAAACCTAATCCAGGAGCATCAGCAGCGACTAACCTCAAAGCCGATCCATCTATGCCGGATGCGGCACTACCAATTCTTAAATCTTTATTGCCGGGTGAAAGTATATCAGCAGAACCATTATCGCTTTTGCCCTCGAACGTATGAAAATATGCAACATATCTAATTCCTGTCGTCGAAGCAAGGGTGTCAACTTCAATAGTATTTGCAACATTTGTTCCGCCAAAATATAATTTTGTACCTACGCCATCCGGGTTATCAAACGTCACATCTCCGCTTCCAACATGAAGTTTTACTGTTGGATTCGTTATTCCTACCCCCACATCGCCCCCGCTTTCTACTGTTAATTTTGTCGTGCCTCCTGTTTCAACTCCTAAATCAAAAGCATCATTCAGTCCTATGATTGCATTCCCGCCAAATGAATTACCTCCGTTTAAATACCCCGAAATAAATGGTGCGCCTCCGCTACCATCACTCACTATCTGCCATGCCGTTGCAGTAGAGTTATATTTTAACCCATACCATACGCTCGACCTTATCGCCCCGCTTGTTAATGCTCCCCCATTCAGTGTTATATCTTTAGCTGCCTGACTGTTTACTTTTAATGTAGAAGCCGCAGTATTTGAATTGGTAAATTTCGCCCAAATAAGCTGCTTATCATAAGGTGTTGTGTTTGTGCTTGCTGAAATAGTTACCGAATAGCTATTCGTCCCAGATGCTGTCCCTCCAAAAGCATCAATTTGCTGTTCGGTTGTTTGAGAAAATGAAAGGAAAAATGAGAAAAGGAAAAGGATGGTGAATAGGTGCTTCATTGGTTTATTTTTTACAAAAATAGTTAATTTATCTGAAAGTAAGTTACTCATAAAATTATATTATAAGAAATAGAATCAGCCTCGTCCGAAGATGCAAATAATTGTTCATCCCTTTTAATTTCTATCTGATGAAGGGTATGGGCATATTTTTCTTCATGGCAAACTCCAATGATATTGTTCTGTATCACTTTGTTTTCAAGTTTTACAAATACATTAATGCCGGATTCGTTTTCGTTCCATAATTCCAGAAAAATTATCTGGTCTTTATCTGAAGTGAATATTGATTCAGATGTAGGCAGGCTCTTTCCTGTAATAACATTATCAACGATAATATCTTCTTGGGAGAAATCGCCCTGTCGAAGAAATCGGATGTCTTTAAATAAATCTTGTGCCATATATTATAAAGGTATTATTATTAATCCGCTCACTCCTTTTAAACCCGAATTTGTAAATGGCGTTCCATCGCTGAGTTTATAAAAATTAACGACAGTCGCCGATCCGCCAATCTCTGCTAATGCACCAAGTGAATACACACCAGCATCTTGAGATCGTATAAGCAAGTCAACATAATTAGAACCAGCCCTTGAAGTATAGGGAATGGAAAAATTAGTAGTGGCTGAATTGCTTGTTCCATATAAATAAAATTGAACGAATAAAACAGATCCTGTTTTTTTATATTGTATGAACTTTGATGTAAAGGAGCTCCATCCCACTACAGTTGAGATAGAAGTGTAATCAGTCCACTCCACGTTATCAGACAAATCCGTTGTCGCATTTATATATGGTTGAATCTGAAAGTTTGTTCCATCATATATTAAATGATAAATCCGGTTGGCAATAATATCCCCGGCAACCAAAGCGGTAGATACTCTTTTCACAATTGATTTTGCGCCAAGAGAATTTACATTGATAGTTGCGGCACCAGTATTGGTAATACCGAACTTCACTCGTATTCTCATGCCCGCAAAATACCCTAATATAGGAGGCATTTTTAATGACGCTACATAAGTATCCGTCCCTGTTGTTGTGGTAAACTCATATAAAATATCTGTATATGCAAGAGAGTTCCATGCCGTAACTCCGTCGCCTTCTTTCACGACCCCTGTATCTACTTCAATGCCAAAATCGCCCTTTAGTAATATAGGATTACTTGAAGTAAAATAGATTGATGTGTGTTCGTATATCATTTTATTACTTCGCAGCAAATGGATTTAATTATACTCTGTACACCGCGTTTGAAAAATACTTTTACTTTACTTAATCTCTGTCCTTTATTGTCCAGATATTCAGGCTCAAATGATCCATCCTTTACCACAACCATTCTCTTTAGATTAAAATCGGAATTGTGAATATTATAATCACTTACCCTTAATTCGTCTGCCATCATTCCGTAAATAGCAAATCTCTCATGCAGATATTTAGGTAAATAGTTTGACAAATATTCGTACCTCTGAATGGCTTCGTCCCTTACTCGTTCTATCTTGCCGTGTTTTGGTTTGCCCCACTCCTGCATGACTTCTCTGTATTCCGATACTTTTTCATAGCCGAACCATCCTTTTACGCGAACAGAATCATATAGCCACATTTTACATAGGTCATAAACAACATAATCGCTTCTTTTATCTCCAATCTTTCCGGTTAATCTGTTTTCCCATTTTACTGTCCCTTTTGCACGTTGGCAATCCCAAAGTAACGCATGGAAACAAGGAGTGGCTAAACAACTGATAATTAATCCAAATGTACTCGTTACCTTTACTCTATAAATACCATTCCCCTCAAATTGAATTACCTTTCCCCAATTTATTGAGAAATAATAATATGATTTATGCCCTGCTATTGTACCAAATGAATTTGTTGTAATAAAATTTATGGGTGCTGTTCCTACCGTTGTCCATACACCAGAAATAAGCTCTTCGAGATTTACTGTTACGGTTGGTTGGTCGTTTGGATTTGCTGACCATAACTGATAATCCAAAAGCCATCCATTCACATCATTCTCATAAGTCGGGGTATTTATTCCCTGTCCGCTTTGCAGATTTCCAAATACAGGATTTTTCCACTCGTCTTCTGTTCTGCATTCTGTCGATGTGCAAGGAGACAAAGGAATGAAACCAGTAACCTGTACAGGGTGTAAATTTACAAAGTAAACTCCAGTTCCTCCGGATACAGAACGCACAGGCAATATTGGTAATGGAGGCGCAAAGCCTTTTAAGACTGCCGCGCTTCCTCCCGCTGTGGATATTGTCATTACCGCCATTAGAGTGATGTTCCGTTTGCAATCCAGATACCAGCCTTGACACATTCAAAAGACATAGACGCTCCAGCACCCACATTGAACTGCATATTGGTTACTCCGTTTATTGACTGTCCTGCTATCGGGTAAACAGACAGGGTATTTGCGGTATTATTATACACATTCTGCCTTAATCCAATAGTGCCGGAAAGAAGTTTTACGCTGTCAAATTCCGTGGCGCACGTATTTACTTCGTTCCATTTTTTTGTCAATGCGACAGCGCTGCCTTGTCCGCCTCCGGCAAAAGCCGTTATTCCGGTTGTGACTCCTAAATTTTCTTCTTCGTTTGTTGCGTACTTCGCCAATAATGTTGCCATTGTTTTTAGTTTTTAAGGAAATAGTGATTGTTCTGAATCTGACCATAAATGTAATTCGCCGTCTGAAAATTGCCTCAATACTGAATTATAAAATCCTAATCTTGGATAAATCAATACAGAGCCGTTTCTTCTTACTCCCCATTCTTTTATACTGTCATCGTACCATGCTTCTATCCTGATTTCAACAATAGACCCCGGCACTCCTAATGGATCATCGTATGTATTTATTCTTACATTTCCATTAGCGGAAGATGTTAGGGCAGTAAGATCAACGTCCGTAGGCGAAAAAGGGGAATCGTCTTCGCTTGGTAATTCAGAAGATGCGAGACTTCTGTTGTTTATTCCGCCCTCGTCTTCAATATCGTCAAACATATATCCATAGGGAGAATCGGCTCCTGCTGGATATGGATCAAAATCGCCAGTAAATATAGCTACAATCCTTGTATTGCCATTTATTACTATCGATCCACCGTCCGTATCCGTAACATCGGTATGTCCTATTTGATTTCCATCTTCATCATAATAAAATGTTTCTTGCGCTATGGCAGGATAACCTCCTGGCTGATCTCCTAATATCTTTACCGTAATTGCCGAGTCTGCCTGAAACTCATTTACGTATCCATCTGTGCCGAGTATGTTTGCTACAAATCTAAGCTTCAAACTCCAGCCCGCTGTTTGCAGATCGCTCCATTGATCCGAAACAACATCGATGTCCGAGAATATAGTATTCGTGCCAACTCCAGACTGTGTTCCGGGATTCGTTACCCTGCTGTCGGTATGCAGTATTGTATTCCAAAATTCATACCTTAGTACAAAGGCATAGTTAATCATAAAGCCTTTGTATGCGCCGGAATCAAAGGCAGCGTCCCTTTCTATAAATACTAAATTAAAAGGATCGTCTTCGTATGTAATAAAATTCCTCTCTTCTTCAATATTGATTGTCGGGATTCCGGCGAGCTTTCTTTCTCCGGCTAAATTAAAAATCTTTTCCTCTAATATAAAATCATCTTTCGTTGCGTGTACCGCTACGATTTGAAAACCAGCTTTTTGAATCGTATGCACAACTGACCCAGTAGATAGCACTCGGAATGGAAATTGAGAATAAACAGGATCGCCGGAATATCCTTTTATATCATTCGTTGGATCATTGTCTATATCTGGATAAAGATAATTCCTGAATGTATCCACGGCTTGAATGAGACTCGAATCGTCCTGATTGTAATCCAGTGAACCAACGGCACACAAAACAGGAACGCGATCAATAATATTGGTTACAGCAATAGATAAATCCTGCGTACTTACTATCAGTGCAAAATTTCTGTTATCAGAAGATTTTAATTTCAAAAAATCTTTTATGTACGTAGAATAATCAATATCGAATTCTACTGTGGCGTTATTGGCATCAACAAAAAGCCAATCAATATTTTTTAATACTTGGTAATCCGTTCCTACATATTCACCATGCCCTGCTGCAGCGCTTATGAGTTGTAATTTTCTGTCATTGAAAAAATTCTGCCGTAATGTAGTTGACGTATTAATATAATCAGCCGTATCTAAAGGAAGATATAAATGTTCCAGTATCATTTTCGAGTGAATCTGAAACTGCCCTGTTCGGGATGTTAGTTCTATTGTTACATGGGTAATCTGATTAAGATCAGGGGCATCAACCACGTCCACTCCTATTTCATAAACAATAGAATTTAAAATATACTCAGGGCGAGTCCTGTCAGTATTCATGTCGAACCAATTCGACCGCCCCGAAATGTCAACTGATTTGCCTGTGTGTGGTACGTCCGGGTCTCCATAAACAAACTTTGCATCCACTTTGAAAATATACTTTAGGGCATTAATCCCTTGAAAATAATCCGGCGCAAATCTGTTTTGGAAATTAGTTAATTGCTCTCTTGTAGCAAATGGCGCGACATGAAACGTATGTTTTATGCGAAACGACTGTTTATGATCTGCTATTCCAAGTCCCGCAATGTTTACGGTTGATACCTCTCCTGTTGCAGCGTCAAACAATTCATTGGTTACCCATCCAAAAGAGGACGAGCCAATAAACATATTTGTCGCCGATACATCGGTTGCATCAAGTCCACTTACTGTAAATCTCTGTATTGCGCCTCTGTCCGTTAGCGATAAGTAGCTTTCCTGTGAAAGGTTCTCAATAAGATTATAATAAAAATCAAGTGCAGTGATCGGAGTGTCATCAAAGATTGAAGCATCTTCGTCTAATTCATCTATCAACGCTTCAGCTACCGTAATCGTCCTGTCTGTTACCTCCGTTATAGTATATGTGCCGTCATTTGAAACAGTATCTTCTACTTCAATAGTCATTCCAACTTTAAAGCCTAATGTAATAAAGCTGTCAAAGTCATTATTGTTTACATTGGTTATCGTATCGGTGGCTCCGTCGAAGTCCAGCCGCTTGTTCTCTGCTGCAAGAAAAGTGTGTATGTCAATCCACGCTATTAGCTTATCTGTTACACCTGCGTTTAAATAATCGTTCCCGCCCCCGGCAGGCGCACCAAGAAATTCGTCATATATTCTTATATCGTCAATAATTACGCTCATTTTTTCTTTCTGAGTTTATCAAAATATATGTCAGCATACTCTTTGTCCACAAAGATAATAGTTATTATTCCACCGTTGGTTAATCCTATTGAACACTTCTTTTTGTCTATGACGGTATCGTCCATTTTTTTAGGATGAATCGTTTTGAGTTCGGTTACTTGCTTAGTCATGGAATCCATGATCGGCTTCATCTGAGACATTAACCCATTCATCATTCCGCCTACGCCCTCAAGAGGGGTTTCAGAAATTCTTTTTCTCAATAGTTCGTTTTCCTCTCTGAGTAGTTTTAAATGTTCTTCGGTTGTCATCGTGTAGAATCTATTATAATTGTTTCTTTTAGGTTAGTAGTAAAATCCTGTCGTATCCTGTAATCCACTCCTTCGGCAAGTTCGTTTTCGAGCCACCAGCTCAACTTTGTAAATTTACCTTTCTTATTGTCTGGTGTTATTAAAACATTTTTCTTTATGATCTTAGCTACATCCGTACAGCAAAAACCAAAACGCTTATCAAAATAAGTAATATATTGATTCCCTCTTGTAGCAAGTTGTTTGCCATGAAAATTATTAAACAACCCAACGGCTGACATTATAGCCTGACTGTCCGGGTGTAGCTCCCAATCCCCACCTACGTTTGTGCCGATAAAAGTCTTTGGAATAGTAAATGAATCATTACTTAATTCCATCCATCCTATTCTATTATCGAGCGTTTGCAATAGTCCTATCTGAGGTATGTCGAATCCATCTCCGCCAAAAAATTGTATCACTGCATTAAGCGTACCTATTACCGTAGTAACAAATTGATTCATTACAGATATAAATCCATTCATTCCATTTATTATAGAATTAATTCTTTGCTCTATGGGATTAAGGAACTGTTTTCTTTTTGCCAACGCATAGGGAAGCTCAATCCAAACTGCCTGCCCATTGGTTAAATATTTTACATTGCCTACAATAATTGGATTCACCATTACATGAATAGAAGTGCCTTTGTAGAAATGTACAGTATTTAAATCGCTTGTATCCATTTGAAATTTCAATAGATACGAAGGAGGCAATTCGTGAAAATTAGTTCCGTGCGGATCAGGTAAATTAAATGTATATCCTATTTCATCTACATTAGGAATTTGATAAGGGTCTGTTACGTCCCAGAAATGCCTTTCCTCGAAGTAGAGCGTGTTGTTATCAATACGAATCTCGGCATTATATTTTATCATCATTCGCTCCATAAATTCTTTACAAGTTCCGTCCGGATGTCCATAAGATTTTTGATTTCCGTTTTCATCATAAGGACGGTCAAATACTGACAGTAAATTAAACGGCTGATATTCTGCTGGCATCACGATCTTTTGAGGCATCTCGGTAGCATCCCTGTAAGGGCTTCCGGGTGCGTATATCGTACTGGAAAAATTTAATCCGAAATAATTCGCTGTTCTTATCCATATATCTTCCTCCCTCATGCAAAGTTTGTAAATTTTCTTCGGAGGAAACGGTTTCAGGATGTTATCTGCAATGTCTTTTATAAGCTGAATGAATAGTTTAAGTAAGAAGAAAATGTAAATAAGATAAGCTACGATTTCAATTATCCTAAATATTAATTGAAGTATCGCTCCGCTTGTTATGATTGCCGTTTGTGCCACGTAGACAACAAGTGCCTCTACCCTTTCCTTCAACCCCCTTATCAATTCGGCAAGTTGCCACACTACCATAAATTCAGTAAGCAATAAAGTAACTATTGCCATGCCGTCCGGAATAAAGTTTATGGTATATGGAGTTTTTTTATAGTCCGAAAAATTTATCTTTCCGGGAACGCCCCCTCCTATATTTGCGCTTGCCAAATACCAATATGAAACCGATTCGGCTGCAACGCTCAACCAGTCAATTCTTCCCGACTGCAATATAGGACATTGCACCCTGTCGCATTCAAAACGTGCTGCGTCGCTGCCTAAATCCAGCATTAAATCAACTTTAAAGTCCACTTGAATGGTTGCAACCCCGCCAGATGTAATTAGCTTATAACATGGCACTATTTGCATCGGTATACACTCCCCGATTCCCCTGCCTCCTGTCATTCCCTGATTTTTATATTTGATTATGCTCTTTGCTGTTTCTCCTATCCATTCAAAATTAATTGACTGAATAGATGCGGAAGGTTTTTGGGAAGTGAAAATAATATCCAGCTTTATAGCTGCGTGATTTACGGGAGGCGCAACTGTTACGAAGCCATTACCAAAATCTAATTTGAAAAGATAATCCATTTTAGCTAAAGGGAATTTCTCTCCTAATTATTGGAGTGTTTTTTACGGTAATAACTTTATTGATTCCGTTTTCTCTTCTTGCCTTTACGATTTCCCCGAATAAGTTTTCAGAAATAGTCCATTCGGTTTTATTCTTTATTGTTTCTTCGAGGGATTTTAATCTGTTGTCCAATAATGAAACTATCGCCCTATTTACTTGATCGCCTCTTGAACTATCCTGCAATACCGGAATCTTCGGAAAGACATTATTCATAGCCCACTCCTGCGCTCCTGCGAATCCTGCTTTGTTTATAGCCGTCACAAGTCCTGGTGTTTCGGCTGTGCCTTTTGCTGTTGCCACTGACTCGCCTTTCGATATAGCTACAATATTACTGTCCGAAGTGCCTGTTCCTTTGCCTTTAAAGTCTTCCACTCCTTCCGCAAATGCTCCCGCTATGAACGAGCCAAATGCTTTAGCTGCTAATAAATCCTGCGACGCTTTCTGTAATGCAATATTTCCAGTATCTCCTTTTTTGATATAGTTATTATAATTCTTATAAAAGGAATTTGCAAGGCTTATTAATGCTTCGAGCTGTTCAAGTTGTTGCCTTTTCTTTTGGTCGGCTTCCGAATCTCCTAATCCTTTTTTCTGTATGGCAAATAATGTAGAAGTAAGATTTTCCGCTATTGCCTTTCTTCTTTGTGCTGCATCTTCATCTTTCGCTAATATGTCGGCATGGATTTTGTCTATACCGTCAAGTACTTTTTGCCTGTTTTCTTCGTTGGTTTGTACTCTTTTATCGAAATCGTCAGCTTCTTTTTTTATCCTTTGCTGTTCGGCGTCATCTCTTATTTTAGCTGCGTCTACATAAAACTTTCTATTTATTTCCAATAATTCTTCTTTCCTTTTTTTCTCTTTTTCTGCTGCATCGTCATCAAGTTTTTTCTTTTTTTCCTTTGCCTCTTCCGCAAATTCTTCCCTTACTTTCCCTAAATTAACTTCTAAATCCCGCTCTACTTGGTTGAGTGCTTCGTTCCTTCTCTTGGTAATTTCTTCCGCAACTGTTAAAAATCTATTTTCACTTGCAAGGAATGTTCCGCTTCGTTCTTTTAATCTTTGTTCTCCAGCTTCGCGTTCTTCTTTGTTGAACTTTTCATTTATCTCTGATAATTTTTTTAACGCTGCTGATTTCTCACGCAGTTCCTCGCCTGTTTGTTTTGATATTGTTCCGGCATTTACTGCTCGTTGTATTTGAAGATCATCTTCTTTGTTTATTGTTTCATTAATTGATTTATTCAATTCATCATGCTCTTCCCTTAATCGTTTATTTGCTTCGGCATTTTTATCTGTTTCCTTGCTCGTATCTGATAATGCTGAAATCAAAAGCCCTAATCCTATTACCAGCAATCCCACTCCCGTAGAAGCAAGCGCAATCCTAAAAGCTTTCATTGCGCCAACCGATTCTCCCACTACAAAAGTATATGCCTTTTGAGCAAAAGTGGCGCCTCTTGTTGCCTGAACTGCTTCCTGTAAAAGAGAAGTATCAATGCCTGTTAATCTCGAAAATGCCCGTAAGATATTATTTAATCCGCTAAATGCTTTACCATAGTCTCCTACGCTTCGGCGATGATCCCCTGTCGCCTGTTCTGCCTGCTTTAATTTTGTTCGGAGGTCAAGGAGATTTTTTGTTTGCTCTTTCGTTGGCGCGGAAAGGGCGTTGTATTCTTTAGTAAGTTGAGCAAGTTGAGCGCGAAGATTATTAATAGAACCCGCTGCCGAATTTTCTAATATTATTTGCTGCTTAGTATCATTCCTTGCTTGAGCCTGAGCCTGCCGTATTTTCTCCAATATAACCGCTCTTTGCTTTTGTATTTCGCCATGCCCCTTTTCTATTTCAGCAAGCTTTTCTGTGTCTCGAGCAAGTTGTTCTACGTCCGATAAAGTCTTTGGATCAATTCCTGTGTTAATCTTTGCCCCGGTTATTTTTGCCAATTGCCTAAATCCTCCTATGAGTAGGCTTAATTTTTCAAGAAGCACATCTGCAGAATCCGCAGTCGGCTTAAAGACATTCGGCTCTATAAGCTGGTCGTGCTTTATTGGAGCTTCAGTTGCCATGCTTCGTAGATTTATATTGTTTTTCCAGCACCTTTATATAATTGTAAAATTCTGCTACGCTTGTTTTCATTGGATTAATCGCAAAACCCATTCCTTTTTCTATGTATGCTTTTGTTTCAAGAAATGTTCCTCCTCCGCTCATTTTCTTTAGTGTTTCAAGTTCTACCATGCAAACATCAATAAGCGTTTCAAGGCTTCTGTCGCCTGTCACTATTTTATTAACTTTCAGTAAAGCAATTTCTTTTTGCTTCCTTACTATGTCTAAGAAAGATTCCGTAAATCCAAATTGTTTTATGTATTCATCGTTGAGGCTTCTCCATATAACCAATAAGGCATATCTTTTTAATAAAGAAGATTTCTTTTTTGCCATGTGAATGGATTTCGTCCTTATCAAGAAAGACAAATTCCCTGTCTCATGCGCCTTGTTCCAGTAAAAGATCGGCAGTTCGTCAATTGAAACGTAACATTTACTTTCGTAGCTGCTCACTAATCTTTTCCTGAACCATCGGGAGAATCCATCCCGCAACTTTTTTAATATTTTCATCGGTTAATCCTATAATATTATCTCCATAAATGTCTGTTAAATCTGTTGTGGCGTTCTTTATGGGGTCTGCCGCTATCCTAAATTCTTCCTTTTGATTCTTTATTTTAAAGCTGTCGTAAAATTCAAACGTATCCGATAGAGTAATATGGTCATATCGCTGTCCTTTTTGTTTCTTTCCGAGAAAATTCTTTCCCCCCTCTATTGTTGATGTAGCATATTCGCCTAAAGATGTACCGTCTGTCCTTATGCCTTTGTCATATAGCTGGTCTTCTGTGTTCAGCGCGATAATATCCTGTTGTATTGATGAATTAGATAACGCCTGCTCAATCATTCTGCTGCGGTTGAGCTTTCTTGCGTTATTGGCAATTCTTTTTAATGAATCAAGCATAGTACAAAGTTACAAAAAAAATGGGTATCTTTTTAGGGATACCCATTCAGTATAAACTTAAAAACAAAATTAAGTTACAACTTCAATCAAGTTCTCGATCACGCAGGTGTAATCACGTCCTGCTTTTGTAGGCGTAAGTCGTAACTCGTCGCCTAATGTTTGATTCGCGAAGGTGAAGCGATAGAATCCGTCGGGACTTTCTGTCAAAGTCAATATCGTTACCGGTGCTGAATCAGTCACATTATAAAGCGCAAAATCTGTAATGAGTAAACCCTTGTCGTGTCCGGGATTTTTGGGAGTTCCGTATTCCGTGGTAAGTTCAGCTGTAAATTCATCGCTGTCTACGCTTGTGTATGCAGCACATACATTTAATAGTCCTCGTATTGCCAAAAGATTTGCGTTATGCTCATCCGCTGTAAACATACGTAGGTTTTCATCGCATTCATCAGCCCCAAAGTTGAAAGCCACTTCAAGTTTTTGAATTGTGGTATCAGTAGACTTTATCAGTCGCGCTGATACGCTTTGGGAATCTATTTGAATAGGCTCTAAGGATAAGCCATCAGTTGAAATTTTACCGATAAGGTTTCCTGATTTATCAATGATGTAAACGCCTACGTCCACACATCGTGCAGCTTCAATCTTGCCTTTAAGCTGTGCGCTTCCTGCCCCAGTTCCAGTTGAGCCAATCATCAAGCCCTTGAAAGTCCTGTTTCCTTCCTGAATAAACACGAAGGACTGATCTTCAAAGGTTTCATTGATATTATCTCCGCGAACATCTTCGATGTTTTTGAGTTCCGGTAAAGGGAACCAGCGTTTTGATTCGTCCGACTGGTTTACAAGGGCATCAAAGTATGCCTGAGTAAGAACATCAGTGAATAATATTTTATTTCTTGTTCCGTCGTCTGCAAAGATAGGAACCAGAACGACTTTTTTGGCAACTTGCATCAGGGGCGTACACGCCGAACCTGTATTGTCAAGACCATTTTCGCACGCACAAGCTATACATCCCATGTTAGTTAGTTTTAATTGTTATACAAATGTACAAAATGTTTTTAATCAATAACCAATATATTTTTTAGATATTCACCTGTTGCTTTATGGCTGTGCTTTTCTACTACCCATTTTCTTGTTTCTGCCTGTAATTGCTGTATCTCTTCTTTGGGCATCATGATCAATTTGTGTAGGTTGTCCTTAAATTCGCGCTCTGTGTTGCACATTACAAAAGGATAGTCGCATCCATAGGCTTTATTATATACATTAAGGTAAATATTCTGCGTCATCACAATCTTGCCTAATGCTGCTGCCTCAAATGCCGTGACTCCATAACATCCATAGGGGTTTCCATGCTGCGTAGGAGCGAACATTTCTATGTAAATATCGCATTCTAAAATCCTTTTCATCTGATCGGCATGGCTTACCTTAATATCCGTGAATAGAAATTTCATTCTGTGATTATGAGGCGGCAGTAAATTAATCAATTGAAGTATTTTTGCGCTCCCCTTTGTTTCTGCTTTGCTCGGATAGTGGGCTACTTTATAAGGAAGATCAATTACTTTCAATTCAGGATGGATTTTATCCGTATCAACGGCAGTAGCAACATACTTCCATTTATTCATATTATATTCTAAGTGCATGAACTCACATTGATCGGTAAATATTTCAGCATCCTTGAATATTTCGTTCATCTCCTTTGGGTTGCGCCTGTAAATTGTACCTGTATGAAAGGCAATAACTCTTTTTCTTTCAGATAGTCCGTGAATTATTTTCCACCATTCAAGGTTAGAATGAAAGTATAGTATGATATGTGCTGCCCTTACCTTTTCAAGGGCGGTTTTATTGTCTACTACCCGAGCTTCGTTATTGTAGCTAAATGGATGCTTGACGATCTTTATACATTCACATTCCATGCCAGCAGCAAGAAGAGACTTATATGTATTGTACATATAATTTGCATAATCGTCGTAGCAAATAAGGAGCATCATCTTAGAAATTCTATCAGCATGATTTTAGGATGGAGATATTCAATGTATCCAATCTTAAATGGATTCATTAATTCGGCGAGTTCCTCTTTTTTTATTTCAATCGTATGGTATTTGTCCGGAGGAATGTTTACGCCTGTTAGTATTACAATATTATTCGTACATACTCTTTTCATCTGCTCGACCGCTTTAGGCAAATCGTAAAGATTATCGAGCATAGCAAAGGCGTAAAGAGTTTCGAATGTATTGTCCGGGAAATCACATTCCTCAATATTCATTTTAATTACTTCATCGCTTACCGGAAATGGATCAATACCCGTGTATTCCGTTTCTTGTGGCAGGCAGGACTTGATCGTCATTGATCCGCACCCTACATCTAAAACTGTTTTGCCTACGTAGCATTTATTTATATGCCCCTTGTAATCATCTACGTGTTTGAATTGACTTGTAATGGCTCCGGCTTTTCTTCGCTCCAGAAGATTATTCATTCTTTCAAGCCACAAGTTTTGCGATACTTTCATATAGTGGTTTTTTAGGACGGTTGACGAAGTTATTATAAATACTTCTTTGATACGTTATTCCTCTGACATTCTTTGTGCTGTATCTTCCTCGCTTATTGTAGATATAAATCGGCTGTTTAATAACTCCTATCCTATCCTTGCCGCACATTTCAAGACATGAGAACATTAAATTGCTTTCCGTGGTTGCTCTTACCCATTCACCGTCGACCTTGAAATCGTCCTCTGTTAATTGATCGAATAGAAATCTTTTGAATGTATTAGGGGCTGTTGATCGGTATCGAACAGAGCGATAAGCTCTTGTTTCATGTTCCTCGTCAGTAAAATCAAGAAACCCTTTTGGCAGCATGATACCCGCATTGTCTTTCCAGTTGCCGTAAGTCATCCATTTGCCTGCGTCGTATTCCTTCTTTATTTCACAAAGCGCATTTATGTCTAAGTAGTCATCCATTCCGAGCAATAATATAACGTCCTCGGGGTCTTGTGAATATTTCTTGATAGCATCCCATCTTCTTTTGGCTGCGCCCTGATTGTCCGAATGTAATTCTAAAGTAAATCGGGGATCGGCAACCTTTTTAGACAGAAACATTTTTGTTCTATCGTCAGAACCGTCGTCGATAAATATCGCTCTCAGGTGTTTGTATCTTTGAAATTGTACGGATTGAATTAAAGTATGAATGTACATTTGGCAATTAACACCAGACGAAACAATTAGGAAATTCATCAGAAGAGGATTGAGAAAATAAATATCCAGAAACAAACACAAGTCAAGAACATAAATCCCCATACCAGCCTGAACGCTATCCTAAAGCGTTTGTCTTGACTGTTTGAAAAACGATTACTAAGGTCTATGTTATGTAATACATTCATCGGGGCAGTCATCTGTTATTTTATAGACTACTAAGGACAGATTCAATTCGCACCCTGCTAACTTATCGGCAAACAGGCTTTTCTCCATTCCTTTATTCGATATGTAAACACCAAATTTGGCATAGTTGATAACATCGTATTCCCAATCAATAAGATTAAAACGCCCCGGCATCAACCGAAGGTACTCGATAAAATTCTCCATCAACCTTCGCATAGGTTCTATGGCATTATGGTAGGCATCGTCTACGAGCCATTGTTCGTGATTTGCTTGAGTAAGAAAGAAGAGCCGGAAGTTTATTTGTCTCTCTCGGGTGTCTTCCGAATCATCAAAAAACCTGTCTGTGAAATTTTCAAGGAACCATATCATCGGAGTTTTGTTTGAAGCATTTGACTCCTGTACCAATTGGACATTTGTTTCTATTGGTGTGCCGTGAAAGAAAAAAGGCGGATAAAGAAAGAACGACAAAACGACTATTGCTGCCGATCCTCTTACAATTATTGTATCCGGAGCCAGCACGTCAACTATTGTATAAGTATTTCCATCAATCGTTAATTTGAATCCGGGCTGTGCATAAAATACATCGCAAACCGTAAGTGTATGTACTTCGCCTGAAGTGCTTATTGAAACAATTTGCACAACAAAAGACATACTGGATACTACTTCGCCGATAACATCAATAGAAGATTGTTTGTAAATCATTTTTTATAGCTACTTTTCTCGCCGTATAAATTAAACCCATATTTATCGCACATTATATGAAGGTGTTTATAGTAAGTATTTGATGTGCTGCCAAAAAAAGAATACCCTATCTCGCACATTATTTTGTGATACCACCACATAAATGGTTTACTTCCTGATTTTACCTTTCTCCATATCATTATAGGAAGGATGAATACTTTGGAGTAAATTCTTTCCCGTTATAATCCACATAATCTGTCGGAGCAAACGAAGTGCAATACCATTGTATTGCCGAAATAGATGTTAATGCTTCATTCCATTTCTGTTCTGCAAACCTTGCTGCATTTTCAGGAGAATTATTATTGGCAACTTCTGACTGATTAATCGTCACGCCGGATTGAGAGTGTTTTGTTTGTGTATCGAAAACAAATTCAGAATAGATCAAAGAAATCAAGACATCCTTTAGTCCTTTGCTTTCTCGAATGGAGTTCCATGAATTGGATTCCCATACCCAGCCAGACGAATTAGTGTCGTCTAACATAAACGCATCTTCAATTGCTGCGTATATTGGGTCTTGGGTAGGCTGAGATTTATCGTCTATGTAAAGCTGTCCGAGCGTAGCCCCTAAAATAAGCTTAATGAATCTTTCCTCGAAACGTGTAATGTATGCTTGAAGTATTCCGTCATTCTGTACGGATCGAGCCAGAACATGAAATCCAGCAAAGTCAGAGAGTTGAACTAAAATCATTTTGTAAATATAAGGATTTTATTTGTTCCATTTGTCGGGGAAATTCTTGGTCAAAAATTATTGGATATGCGGGAACGAAATTAAAATCGAATGTTTCCATCTTCGTCAATCCTACATCTGTTTTTATATCTACCGCTATCCCGCAGTCCTTCATGAGTAACTGTCTTTCTTTTATTCCCTGTAATGCCAATCTTCTGGAGCAAGTAATATCCAGTCCTCTGTTTGTCCTCTCGTCGCCCCACGGCTTCCAATAAATTTTATCCAGTAGTTTTCTACTAAATAATCTTCCGCAGCCAATAGTAAAAGGTGATTTTGATCCTATGAACCCAAGATGCCTTATGGCTTTTTTTGTCTTGGCTGAATAAAAATATAAGTCTTTTAATCCAGTAAGATGCTCGTCTTCCGGGGTACAATTCTTTTGATAAAAATCTATTAATGATGTGCTTAGTAAATCATCGGAGCCGATCAACAATACTGCGTCCGGCGTGTACTCCTGTGCCTTTTGAAATAGGGCTGCAAACTTGTAGGAAAGCGGTGTATTGGGATATTCGAAATAATCCCATCCGCACGACTCAACTAATTGCTTACTCGTTTCGCCTTCGCTGCCTACTGCAAGGCGTTTTAAATTCAGGTTGCGATAATACGGAAGGATTATCTTGGTGAGTTCCGGTCTTTCGTGTACAGCCGTTACGATTAGTATCTTCATTTTTTAATTCATGCAGATATTAATGTGTATAAAATCCGCATCTATAAAGCTAACTGGATTTGTTATCTCGAATACCTGAAATATATAATCGGTAATTATTATCATTGACAAATATACAAAATAAAAAAGCCACACCGTATGGCGTGGCTTTTTTATAAACTACTTTTAAAAATTATGTAGTAACATTGATGTCTGCAATCGAAGTCGCAAAGTCACCAGTTACAAATGCTCCTGCATAATTGGTTTTGATATAATGTACTGCACGAACTTCGCCCATGATGGTAACGAGGTTCTTTGTGAAGTCATCATTCTCCCATCCGATAGAGATAGCGATGTCCTTACGCATTAACACGCGGGACTTAGTGAAATCGCCTACAAGGTAATCTCCCTCAGTCATTCCGGTGTTAGTGATAACAGGTACGCCCTTTACCATTCCGCCAACTCTGTCGGCATAAGGATAAATAACATATTCGCCTGTTGTATTTTTCTCCAATTCCATCTTCGCTAAATCGTTCGGGTGAAGAACAATGTAGTTAGGCTGAAACTCTGCATTTTGAACCTGAGTAATCGCAAGGCGCAGAACGTCATAACGATTCGCATCAAAGATTGAATCCTGAAAAGGAACCGTATTGAAGTTCGTTGCGCTTGGAATAATTCCGGTCATATTAGGAGCAACTCCGTTTCCTAACAGAACTTGTTGATCTAAACGCAGCTTGATAAGCTCGATCAGTTCGCTGTTTATCTCGGAACGCATGAAGTCAACATCATCCAGCATCTCGGTAGATACTTTGATGTAGGCAGTGATCTTTCGAACTTCTGCTGATTTCTCAACAATGTCAAAGTCCGTTTGATGTTTGCCTTGTCCTTCCGCCGTGATTTCAGCTTCGCCGTCATCCGGGTTTGCTTGCTCTGCCCATTGTACAAACTTTTTAAGGGTCGTACCTAAGTTTACAATTTCCAAGATAAAAGGCATTCTGCGAACGATACGTGTAAGCCCCGATTCGTATTGTGCAAGTGTGAAAGGAATACTATCCGTTCCTACTGCATCAATATTCGCCGTAGTCATTGTACCAACGGTTTTCAATTCCATTGTTCTATGATCTCCCTTAGACATTGGTTTGAATGCACCATCTTTGTCGAACATCAATGCTTTGTATCCCTCTAAAAGAACTTCGGCTAATCTGCCGGTTTTCTTTTGTTTAGGAATTTCTTGCAAAGCCTTAACGCCGAGTCCGATTTCGTCAATCTGGGTTTTTAGTTTGTCCAGATCTTCTTTTGATGTAGCCGTCTTGATTTTCTCAGCGAGTCCCTTGATGGATTGCATATCTGCATTTCCATCAATCAGAGCCTTAAAGTCGACTGCCATTTGGCTCTTAATCTTTTCCAATAATGCTTTCTCTTCGTCCGCTGCGGTTGGTGCAGTGCTTCCCAATATACCTGATGGCATAGGAAGGAAAGGCATTGCGATCATTGCTGCTGCGAAGATTCCTGCGAATACCAGCCCTATGGGCGATAGGCAGAAGAAAGAAATAATGGCGAGCATAAAGCCATTAAGTCCCTTGATTCGGTTGTTAAATTTCTTTTTCATAGATAAAATAGTTAAAGGTTGATTTTTATTATCAAGCTTTTCTGTTTACCTATGAAGCGGGTCTGCTATGAGAGTGCTTCGGCAGTAAGGGAGGCAGGCTTATAAACTTTCGGTAATATTACGCAAATTTATTTTAATAGGAACAATTTCTTTTTCAACAGACTTTTCTATAGCAATAGGAGCAACCTTGATTATTTGAATTTCATTCATTAATTCGCTCATCATTTGCTTTATCTGGAGTACCTGTACTTCGAATGTGTGCATCATTTCGTCGGATTGCATTCCGCTCTTTAGGGTCTTAATCAGTTTGTCCATTCTTGTCTGTAATGCCAGCAAGGTTGCATCCTTGTTTCCGGATTTGATTCCAAGAAAAGGCGTTAATGAGTTTGCACCAAACGCCACGGTACTTCCTTCGAATAGTTCAATTTCCTTTACGGCAAAGATTACGTCTTTCTCTGCTGCTTCTTTTGGATTGATTAATTCGTCAATGATTTCCCTATACCCATCTGTGCCTCTCTCCATCATTTCAATTTGTTTGTAACGAAATCCTATGGAGTGATTATCATAGATGCCCTCCTGGTAATTTATCAGAGTATCGTTGCCAAGAGTAGTGTCTGACATTTTTGTCTCAAAATATATTCCGGTAATTCCGTCAATAGTTTTTTCTCGGAGCACCATTAGTTTTCCCGGGAGCATTGTCAAATCATGATTAACTGCGTGTTTTATTTTTGCCACCGCCTCGCTCTCTACGCCGCGTGCTTTGATAGATCGCTTTGCTGCACCGGGGAGCAAAACATCATTATCCGAATCAAGGAAGTTATACGAGTTAAAGAATCCTGTCACTATTCGTTTTGTCAGGTCTACTTCTTTTATAGAAGCCTTTCCTATGCCGGAAGCCTTCACTTGATAGTGAGTGTTCTTTTTATCCTTGAGCGCACTTTCGATATTGGTATTCATTTGTTTTGAAGATTCATTAATGGTTTTGTTTCTCTGTCGAGTACTTCCTGCCTTACAGACCGCTTTAGGTTTTTAACCTTCTGCATGAACCTGAGCCGCTTTGAGAAGGTCATGTAGATTTTCTTTTTCCTCTTCTTGAAAGGACTTGATATTTTTAATTTGTCGAGTAGGCTCATGCTATCGGTTGTATTACTACTGAAACTAATTGTGCGGTTAATATATCCATCGCTTGACTTAATGATGTACTCAACGCAGTATCGCCAGCTGTGTTAGCTCTTTCCCTTGCTAACGCCAATTGCTGAAGTGCTAAAGGAATTTTTCCAAGACTGTCGGTATTTGCTGCCTGAACTATTTCATCAGCAAGTTCAACGTCCATCATCTGAGCGTATGTTTCCCGGCTGATTATATTATCGGCAAGCATCAGCGAAAGTCTTTCTGCTTCGATCTTCTGTACTTGTTCTTCCCGGAGTTCGTCTTCTTTCAAAATAGGCAGCCAAGAATAATCAGCAATAAGTTTTAACCCCTGTTCCGTTAAGCCTAATTCATTTGACAATGTATTCATCAGGTCGTCGGCTTCCGGCTGTATTGTATTCTGATAAGTCATTATTAGTCCTTGCTTTTTATTTTCAAATGTAGCCCCTTTGATTGACGGAAATACATCCCTGTCCATTCCATAGGCAGAAAGTATGGCTGCAAAATCATCCTCGACCTCTTCCATAAATAACATATCCTTCATTGGATAGCTCATTGCCTCCCATTTCAGGGCAGAGTTGGTGATTGCGATATGGCTCTTATTGGAATAAATATTTCTGTCTTTATTGAACTGATTTTCTATCCTGGCTCTTTCGTCCTGTCCGAGCGGAATTGCTCCAGCATTGTCTTTTGCTTGATTGGAAAGTATTCCAAACATTCCCTTCTCTGTGATAATAACATTGCGACTTTTTAGCGAGGCGATAATATTACTGACTGGAAGAGTAAGCGAAAGAATCTTGCTGATCCCTTTGCCGTGTTCAGGATGATAATTTTCTGTTTTATAGATAATATCCGATACTTGATATTTTTCTTCCTGCCCATTCCATTTGAGAATATATTCCTTGATTATGTCTTCTATTTTTGTTTGCTTAAACATTTTACCTGTCCATAATACCTCCATAAGCCCGCTCGGTAAATTCCATAGTGCCTTTGGATCCGATGTCGACGTTGCTCTCAACTTATAGATGAAGTTGCTTGCAAAAATATCTTTATAGATCGAATACTGCGTAACCCATTCTTCAAATGACTGTATAGGCGTTGGCTTCTTCAATAGATCAAGGACTGCATGATTTTCTATCTCTTTGTCCTCTTTTATATCGAAAAGTTTTACCGACATATTTGACATCATTTCCGCTCGCTTATTTATTACGATCTGCAAATGCGGACAGTCTAAATATGGGCGCATCAAGTCTGCCGTATCAACAAGTACAGGGGAATTAGAATTAAAAAAAATATTAGAAAAATAAGTCGACGAAGTTGGCGTGGCTTTGTTCCATTGCCAAGAAAAGAATCGCTGAAAAACATTCATGACACAAAGATATTAATAATTTCAATTGAAAAATTGTTTTCCAAATGCAATAATTCTCTTGGCTGGATTTTTGGAGCATGGATCACAAAGATATACACCGCAAAGATTACAATACTTTACTTGCTTCTTCTTGTAATCTTTATCTACAAGCACACAGCAACGACATAGTCTGTACTTGTAGGCGTTCTTTTGACACGAAGGACAACTCATGGCTGGAATAAATGAGGAAGAAATCCCTGAATGAAGTTTGCAAGTCCCGATAAACTATCCGGAGCATCGTCATGCTTGCTCGATCCATCCTTCATGTAAGCAAGTAACTGCCGCATGAATAAATCATAGTCGCTGCCGGGAACAATTTCGGATTCATCAAGGAAGTAACAATATTCTTTTATGAATCCATACTGCAAAAGTATTCGTGTGTGTTTATTGTTTGTATTGCTCACTGACAAAATCTTCTCGACAGGAACTAATTGCCGCAGCATCTTGATAAAAACACTGCCCTGATTGTTTGCCTCTACACGAACATACTCTGGGTTGTTTTTCTTTATCATTCCAGAAACCATTGGGAGCGTTACGTCTACATTTGCTCGCGTGAAAAGAATATCTGTAATGAATATCTTCTTTGAAAATATATCCGCCATTGGCATGGAAAAGTAGTCGTCTCCTTCGTCCGCTATGTCCGCATATCCTAAAGTAGCTTCTTTGCCTTGCGGCTTATAATTCTTTAAAGAAAACCGCTTCAATTCTTTTTTATCAAACAAAACACCCTCCAGCTTTACATCCCAGTTCCCCTTTACAAATACTTCATATTCGTGTTCTGGCATATTCTTTTGTAAGCTGTCCAGATATTCTTTAGATATATATGGGTTGTCCGTAATTAGTGCATTTATAAACGCCCATCCTGGCTTTAATCTTCCCTCTCTCCATTTGTCGTAAAAGGTTTCCTTCACCCATCCATTAGAAGGATTGCAAGTACCGATTATTTTTATAGGGACTCTCCCCGCTTCAGCCCAGCTACCAGATCGCTCTATTAATTTATAAAATGTTTGTGGTTGCATTTCGTTTATTTCATCCATTCCCGCTCCGTTTATTTCGAGTCCTCGAAATCTATTCAAGTCTTTGTCTTCATTAAAACTTTCTCCCATAAATATTATTTGCGATCCGTTATTAAAAGTTACCGTATTGGTTTCCCTATTCCAATCTTTCACATATTGTAAATACCCTTTGTCGAGAAAATTAGTTTGAAATGTTGGCAGCAAATTTCGTTTCAATGTCGGCATATTCTCCCGAACTATTACCCATCTGGATTTGGGATATTGAAAACAAAATTTTAGAAATCTACCAAGAAGAAAAATACTTTTGCCTCCACGAATACCGCCGCCGTAAATAAGTATTGTATTATTTTGAAGTAGCCGGTTCGCTTCCTGTTGCTTCAGGGTTAACCGTATCGTCTGGCTTTGCTGGGGCGGTGTCATCAATGATGAGTGGTAAATTAACTACATTCTGATTTATTGTTTGTACAGGCAATCCATCTACTCGGTTCATAATTCTTTCGGCTGATTTGCTATCGGGATCAAGTTTGGCGCGAAGCGTCATTTTAGCCATGATTATTTCTCTATTAGTTGGGGGATTTTTTGTATCTGAAAATATTTTTTTTATTTCCTCATCTTCCATGTCTTTTATGCTTGCCTCCATATCAAGCAACGCTTCAAGAACTGCTTTAAAAGATTTCCCTTTGGGTCTCCCATTCGGGTTCCCGGATTCACCTGGACTAAATTGAGTTTCTTTGTTTGGAAATTCTCCCATACTTTCACCTGTTTGAAACCTGTTATACCGCAAAGTTACAAATTAAAAATAACTTGCTTAAATTCTTCCAATGATCGGACTATTGCATACTGCAACCCCATTTGCTTACAATGGGTTTCAAATATAAATTGTTTGTTCGATTGTTTTCCATTTGGTATCTTGACCTCCACGAATAACCAAGTCGGAAATGATGCCATATTACACGTTGGTTCTCTTTTATGGCATACAATCAGATCGGCGCATCCAGAATAAAGTCCCGTGGCTATCAGTTTCGTCACCCTGGCTGCGTTTGATTCGTTGGGGACGCTAAATATCATACAGCGAGGGTTATAATGCGCTAAACAGTACGTATTGCGATACCACAGAACAATGGATTGTTGGATGGATGCTTCGGATTGTATCATATTTAAAAAATCATGTTAATTTTATTGTAAATGATGTAAATGAAAAATATTTGCCATTTACAAATTTTTTACAAACGTAATATCGTTGTAACTACTTGTATATTATAATATTATTATTAAATTTTATATAGAAGATGTTGTCTGTAAAAATTGTAAATGGATTTTAGGCAGTTTATAGAAAATGGATTGTTGTAATGAAGTTGCGAAAAGTGCTTTTGTCCATTTACAATTTACAAACGCTGTAATCTATTGATTATTAGTTAGTTATTTGTAAATGGAAAAGTAAATGTAAATGGATTTTTATTTACAGCGGTGTTTACATGTCTAATTTTTCGCTAAATTTTTTTATAGCTGATTCAAAGAAAAACGGTATTCCGACCCTTTCGGTCACAGTTTCGTTTTTACAAAACGGTTGGTAGCGCTTCATTTTGCATGAAGGAATCTTCATTTCCTGAATCAATACTTTACGAATGTAGCCAATTGTGACTTGGTTATTACGAATAAACCACTCTTCTTTTATGTCTTTTGAGGTAGCTTCGAATGAATTATGTTGAGAATTTGCAAAAAAATCTTCAATTAAAATCTCCAATTCCTTGTGTAGCCATGATTTACTTTCAGATTTAACGTCATCAAGATGATCCGTTTTTGTTTCTTCAAGCGTAAATACAAGTCGATCGTGAGTGAAATCTATGGGCGGCATTTGGGAAAGGTATCGAATAAACTTCGGTATCTCATCGAATAAATCGTGGTCAATGCGGGTATTCTTTTTGCCAGGGACGGGTTTAATATATCGAATCCAAAAACGATTTTCTTCTTTATCTATACGCATGAAGTCACGAACTTTATTTGTGCACATAATTATTTTTCCAAAGAAAGGAATAGAATAACCCTGAACGTGCTTAGGATTAACCGACATTGTTTTGGCTGTGGTAAGGGACTTTAATTTTTCTACTCCGGCGGTTTTTTCGACTATTGTTTCGTCTATTAAAATAATATTTTTTGTTCCTGAAAAAATTGTTAGTCGAATTACTGTTGGTGATGAAGTTATAGTTGATTGTGATAGTTGTAAAAATAGTTACAAAGCTAAAATTACTTTTATTTCACCCAGCGCTGAATTTAAGAATGTAGTTTTACCTGTTCCGCGTTCTTCCGATACAAGGACAATAACCGGGAGCATTTGTTTAGGATTTTCATAAAGTATTTTCATGTATTTTATTCCTAAGTGAAATTGTTCGCCGAAGACGTGCTTTATGACCGTTAGGCTATAAGGTATTTCCGATTCTTCTACTTCTTTTGGAAATGGGTCATGTGGAAAAGCGGAGTATAGGTTGTAGCAGTTATCATGTATTCGGCTGTAATTAATATTATTCGGAACAATTACGAAGTCATCATACTTTGGAAGTATGGTGTGTATTTTCTTGGTATGATCTTCTGTGATCGTATCTTTTTTCCACGCCTTTAAAATTATATCGCTACCGCCCCATCTATTTTGCTTTTTGATTGACTTGAAAAAATCAGTTCCTACTCGGACATACGGGATTTCTATTTTCATTAAGGTATATTCTATATAAGACATTGCAGCGCGGTAATCATTATTAAATTTCAAAATAGAGAATGCCATAAATTTTGAAATTATACTGCCGACAGCTATCTTCCATTGGTTTGACTTCATAACATTTATAGTTCCATGCGAAGAAAGAGAAAACGTAGGGTTGTTTATGTCGTCTTGGAGATCGTCCGGATTAATAAAGCAGGCTTCGGTATCCGATTTCATGTGGACAGATTTTATTTCTCTAAAAATGTCTTTGAATGGAATATAAAGGTTAAAAAAATCTACTGGATTTATGCCGAATGGCATAGATAAGGAGGGAGGATGGATGGCTGAAGAGGATTTTATTTTATTCATTAAAAAGTTTTATTAATTGAATATGTTGATCCAGAAGTTTTTTATTATTATAATATTTTTCTATAATGACGGGATTACCTTTTGATACTATGCTCATGCAAAGTAGTTGTTCAAGAAAGACCATTCGATCTTGCGCATTGAGAAGACTATTCTGTACATTTTTAGTTAAATTATCAGGAGAAGACCATTCTAATTTTAGACGCTGAGACAATTCTTTTTTACAGGCAATTGATAATGTAAATTCAGTTTTATCACATTCTTCAATAAGCCAGATCAAATAAGAGGACGGGAGTCGTTCTATGTCTTCGCCTGTGTATTTTCCAAAAAAGATTTTCATAATAAAACCCCCTTACGCATCAAAGAAGCATCCCGGAGCCGAAGCTCTTAGGCAGTGATGTTTCAGGGGGAAATAAAATTCATATTGGTACGGGATGCTTGAGCAAAGATAAAAAATAATTATAATTGGAACATATTTATTTTATTATATAATTAGAAAACTTGCTATCCTGTATCTTTTGAATCTGAGAAAATACCCATCCATTTTTATAACCGAATAGCTTTGCATATTCGGTTATAGCATCTATTCCTTTTGATCTGACAATTCTCCAACAGTATGTACTTTTGTAGCGTTTTGATTTTTGAATGTCTGCAATTTCCTCTAACGACAATTCACTAACTCTTTTCCCCTTCAATGCAATTGGAGTTCCAGTATCCACCTCACACATAACGCCCTCCCGAAGTTCTGTTGTGGCGATCTCGAACGTATGCCCACAAAATTCACAAATTCTGACCGAAGCAAATAGCATTGCCGAACAATTTGGGCAAGTCTTAACAGGGGCGGCTTGTTGCGTCTTTCTTTTTTTAGGCGGCTCGAGCGACCATGTTCTGGGTTGATTCCATAGCCCAAGCCTGGTATGGTTGTCTCCAAAATCACAGACGATAAAATGTGATTTGCCTGTGTGCTTCCGCGAACCTCTTCCTTGCATTTGAAGCCAAAGGGGTAGGGAAGTAGTTGCTCGGTCAACAAAAACAAACATGATAGGATCGTGAGAATATCCGGTTGTGAGAATCCCGCAGTTAATCATAACGCCATCTTCCGAAGATTCATATTCCCGAATATTATAATCACGTTCTGATTCAGTCATTTTACTATGGCAAAGAAAAGTATTCACTCCATCTTTCATAAATGCCTCATAGGTTTTAATTGTATGTTCTACGTTCACGCAGAACACAATTCCTTTCAATCCTTTTACGAGCTTGAAATATTCGTCTAATACGCCCTTATACCTATTTGCTTTATTATATATTTTAAATAGTTCATTAGTATCAAAATCATCACCCTTCTTTTTTACCTTATCGAATCCATCCGCGTCCTTCATCATATATGGTTTGCATGGAGTTAAATATCCCTGCTGCAATAATTCAGGGATGCCGATATTCTGAACAATGTCTGTGTAAAGTTTTGAAATGTGTTTGCCTTGTGGAGTAGCCGTGAAAGTAATTACAAAACTCGATGAGAAGTGTTCAATTATCTTTGTGAAATTATTGAAATGCCCTTCATCGCAAATGATTAAGTCTGGCATAAGAATAGGCGGATTGTGATCGGTTAAATCATATCCATTATAGTTAACCCCATTGTAAAATTTTTCTTGCCCTGTTGAATCTATCTTGCTCTTGTGAATCCTATTCCAAAGTGTCTTTTCCATACACAGCATTACACGCCAATCTCCAATAGGCATAGATGAACCCGCATCCAATTCCGCGCAAGGTATTCCAGCATTTCCAAGATGAGCCAAGGTTGATTTAAATAATTCTTTTCTGTGAGTTAGCAAGACAACACGCTTTCCTTTCTCGTAAGCCAAGCGTGTCATTTCTGCCATTTCGAGAGACTTTCCTGAACCAGTAGGGGCGCACCGTATGATTCGTTTGTGTCCCTTCCTGAATGAATTAGGGATAAGGTCAAATACGGAGATTGATTGGTATGGGCGAAGCGAAATCAAAGATGAATGGAATTTATAGGACTTTGAATTTTTGAAATAATATTATGAGAAATATGAGTATATAGTTCAGTGGTCTTTACATTACTATGTCCGGCAATTCTTTTTATAAGTAGAATATCTGTTCCCATCTCAACCATATGAGTGAATGTACAATGTCTTATGAGATGAGTGTAAACCCTTTTAGATAACCCGGCTGATCTTGCAAGTTGTTTTATTACCTCGCCAACTGATCGAGCCGAATATTGTAAATCATTCTGCCCATTAAACACATACTCAATGCTTCGGTATTGTTGCCAATATTTAGTCAGCAGTGGAATAAGCGAATCACTCAAGCCTACCTGCCTATCCTTCTGTCCCTTCGCCTGGATGATATTTATAATCATCCGGCTCCGGTCTATGTGTGACCACTTCAAGTTTATTAGTTCCGATACGCGAAGTCCGGCAGAATATAAGAGAGCAAGGATTGTTCGGTGCTTCAGATTTTCGCAGACATCGAACATCTTTTGAATTTCATCTTGGGATAGGACGATGGGAAGTTTTTTATTTGGTTTACAATAAGGAATGTATTTAAATTTTTTCTTCTGCCCTATGCATATTTCATAGAACTTTTTTATTGCCGAATGATAACCACGCTGCGTATTGGGTTCATTAAACTTTCCCAAAAAAATACGTATATCATCCTCATTGATATTTTTCGGGTAATCCTTCACTGATTGTCCGAAGAACTTTTTAAGACAGGATAAGTAATTATCTATGGTCTGAATACCGAAATTTCTACGTTTCATTTCCTGCTCGAAGTATGTTATATGTTCAGAAATATTCATGTAAGTATTTGATTAGTTGATTGTTATTTTGATGTAATACATATAACTTGTTATAAAACACTTTGCCTAAAATATCGGTCTGTTGCATCTTGTGCATATTGGTCTATTATTTATCTCTTGAATCTCCCTACTAACTTGGCAAAGGCAAAGCGATTTTATAACATGGGCTTTATTCAAGTTTTTAAAATCACAGGCTTCATCCTCCGAACAAGTAAAACATTGCTCTTTACATCTATCCTCTGCTCCCTTTGCACACATAAATTTTTTATAGCCTTTTGCATATTCCTCAATCAGTTTTTCTCCATTTAATATTGATTCTTCTGCTTTGCCATTTGTTGCAGGGCTATAAAAAATTTCCTTTGCTATTTCCTTCGCTGTTTTCATATTATGTTTTGTCTAAGATTTTAAAAACCTAAATAAAGCCCCGAACCGTTGTGCGCTATTGGCTTTAACCTCATTGGCGAACAGCCAATACACCCAGCCGTTGATTTTTTCAAAATCATTTTAGAGTTGGTATTTGTTCTTTTAAGTATTTATATATTTTCCAACTTTGTATCTTCGGTGAAGAAATAAATGGATATAGCTTTTTCCAATCAGTATTTCTGCACACATTTAAAATTTGTTCTCTGAAATTTTCATTCTTAACAATGATGTAGTTCTCTTGTGCATATTGCCCAACATATCCAACTTCTTTTCCCAATGCGTTCCCCCAACTACACATTCCAAAATCATATTGCTCTGGTTTCTTGTATGTGCCACCTCTTCTATATTCGTAAACATCAACATCTTTTAATTTAAAGTTCTCTTTCTTATTAAGTTCTCCGCCTTGTGGT